GCCCCAATAGCCCAACGCACCGCCCGCGCCCGTTGCGCCGGTCGCGCCCGTAGGCCCGGTTGGCCCAAAGCCCCCCGTCGGCCCGGTCGGCCCAGTGGGGCCGGGAACGGTCGAAGCAGCGCCCGTAGGCCCAGTCGGCCCCGTAGGTCCGGTCGGCCCCGTAACGCCCTGAATGCCCTGATCACCCGTAGGCCCCGTAGGTCCGGTAGGTCCGGTAGGCCCGGTTGGCCCGATATCACCCTGCGGCCCCGTAGGCCCCGTAGGTCCAGTCGGCCCCGTGACGCCTTGCACACCCGTAGGTCCCGTAGGCCCCGTAGGGCCAGCGGCGCCTTGAATGCCTTGATCGCCGGTCGGGCCAGTAGGTCCAGTTGGGCCGGTAGGTCCGGGCACGGTTGAATCAGCGCCGGTAGGCCCCGTAGGCCCCGTAGGCCCCGCAGGCCCAGTTACTCCCGTAGGCCCGGTTGGCCCCGTGGGGCCTTGAATGCCTTGTTCACCCGTAGGCCCGGTAGACCCAGTAGGCCCCGCCGGCCCCTGCGATCCGGTCGGCCCTTGAGGCCCGGTCGGACCAGTCGGGCCAATGTATTGCAGGAACTGGCCAAACGTGCCGCGCTTGGTGATGCCGTTTTGGACGATAATCGTCGAATCCGTAGCCGTAGGCGTATCCGCCAGCGGAAGCTGGGTGATCTTCGTCGGGATAAGATTGGTAGGTACGCGCGGGTTATTCGTCATGGCACCAGATATCCGTCGCCATCATCGTTGATGATGAAGAGATCATCATCCTGAGAGATCGTGCCAAGCATATTCAGCGCGATATTGGTGTCGGGGCGCGGATGGAAGAGGTTAATGCGCTCCGGCTGGCGTGCAGCAAGACGATACGGGTCAAATTGATCCTTATCGACCGAGCACACATAAAGGCCGGGGTAGTTTGGGTCCGATTCGAGATCCTCAAGCGAAAACTTCCTTGAGCACCGGGCGCAAATCCCGATGCCAAAGGTCGATTTGCCGCGAGGATCGAGAAAAACACCCATGACTACCTCGTGTAGGGACTAATGTTCGGGGCGAAGTAGATGGGACTATTATCGCGTTCTTCGTCCTGCGCAACCTTCAAGGCCTCATCGGCTGTGGCTTTGATCACGCCAAGCAAATTCATGTCGAATTCGGGCATTTCCATCGCCAAACGCCATGAAAGCTGCCAGACGACGCATTCATACCAGCGTTGCGGGATGTCTAGCTCTTCAGTGAGCGTGCCGACATCCATGATGTACCGCTGTTTCCAGATGATGAACTGGCCAAACATGTTGGTCGTGTCCGTCACAGGCCAAATATTCATGGTCGGAAGGTCACGGCGGCGGTCAAACCAGTATTGGAGAGGGCGCCCTTGGAACGTCTTGTTCGGCAGGTTCGTCCAATCGTCGCGATTCATGCGCGCGAGCGGAATTTCAGTCGGATTATTGGCCGCATAGAACTCAACGACGTTCAGCGTGTTGCCGCCCGTCTCGCGCATACGGAAATAATTGACCGGCTGCTGCCCGTCGAGGTCGTACCACTGCCATTTGCCAGCAACGTAGGCTGTGACACCCGGCGCAAGCGCGGTTGTCCACGTCGCCCCGTCGTTTGACCACTCAAAGACGATGTTGAACGAGCCTGTCGTGGCCATCATGACACCGACGGTCGTGACCTGCACTTGCGATTGCGGATCGTTGATCGGATCAGCGCCGATGTAGGCAATTTCGATGTTGCCATTCGGGCCAGTCTGGGCGCACGAAGTGCTGAGATCGCCGTCAAACGCAAATGAAGGAATGCCGCCGGGCGCGCTATACTGCACGGGGCCGTTTTGGCGCGACAGCCAGCGGTAATTGGCGTTCAGGATGTCCATCGTGCCGAGCGAAGGCGTGATGACTGCTTGACCGAGGTAAAGCGGCAGGATTTCACGCTCAATGCACCACAGAGGGACGCCCTGACTTCCGAGCGATGAAAGCTGCAAGAAGAGGTTGTCTTTTGCAGTTTCGATCATCTCGGAAGTGATGCTCTGGGGCAGGATCCGACAGCGCCGGTAGGCGTGGTCGATCACCTTCCGGGTCTTAAAGACAGTTGTGGATACGGTCCCAGAGACGGCCATTACTTAACCTTTCCGCCCTTCTTCATCGCTGACGGCGCATTTTCCGGCACTGCCTTGGAGGCCGCACGAGCCATGGCCGCGCGGATTGCGCCGACGTTCGGGCCGCCGGGGCGCTTGGCATTGACGCCAATGCTCTTCGGGCCAGACGACTTGGATTCGATCATCGGCATTTCAGAAGCAACCGGGACGCCCTTGGCGCGCGACATGCGCTGGAGAGGCGACTTGATAGACGCCATGCCGCCTTCTGCGCGCCTCATGGGAGGAGCGGGCGGGGCGGCAGCAGGACGAGGCGGCTCTTGTACAAGTGGACCCAATCCTGTTGCGCGGCCGCTTATAGGATCTTTCAGGGACTTACTACCACCCATCATAGGAGCAGGCGGGGCCGGGGCAGGACGCGGAGGAGCACCACGCAGCGGGGTAGGCATTGGCCCGGAAGCAGGGCGCATGGGAGCAGCACCACGCTGCGGGACAGGCATGGGTGCGGGGGCAGGACGCGCAGGAGCGCCACGCTGCGGGACAGGCATAGGTGCAGGAGGAGCGCCACGCTGCGGAACCGGCATCTGATTGGACCGCTTGTCCATTGCAGATTCATATTCGCGGCCACCCGGACCCATAGCGTATGGGTTTGCTTTGCCCATGCTGCCCATGGCCATGCCGCCGTCTGCTTTCTTCAGCACACCGGGCTTCACCATCTTCTTGATGAGAGCTTTGTCCATGGCCTCATCTTCGTGCTTTGCCATGCCGCCCTTCGCCTTTTTGCTCTTGCCAGCTTCGCTGAGAGCAATCGCAACAGCCTGCTTGCGGCTGGTGACCTTCGGGCCTTCCTTTGAGCCGGAATGCAGCTTGCCTTCGCCGAACTCGTGCATGACCTTGGCGACCTTGCCGCCCTTCTTGTAGCCACGCTCAAGACGCTCAAGCTCTTCCTTCGTGTACAGATCGCCAGCCTTCACGTTCGTGCCGGGGATGTAGGGCGAGCCCTTCTTTGCAGGCGGAGATTTCTTTGCAGCGGCCGCCTTCATTGCACTGCGATCAGCATCGCTAGTAGCGCCCTGACCCATGATGCGCTGGGCTTCGGTGTATGCATTCGCATCACCAGCCATCTGCTCCATCATGCGACGATCACTGTCGCTGATCGAGCCGCCTTCAGCTTTGCGCATCGGGCCTTTCGGCTTGCCGACGCCGATGACAATCATCATGCCAGCCGGTTTCTTTGCAGAGCCGCCTTTGGCGTAGTTGCACGAGGCAGTGCCTTTGGAGAAGTCGAAATCCTTCACATATTTGACGGCCATTTTATTTCTCCTTGCGGCGAGCGGCCGCTGCATTGTCAACGAGATTTGGATAAGGACGACCGGCTGCTTTCGCTCGCGCTTTCGCGGATGCCTTGAGCTTCGGCGTCAGAGGCTTGCTTTCGCCCTTGAAGGATTTCTCCCAGAAGGGTTTGATCTTGCCGCCTTTTGAAAAGCTGTACTTCATCAGCAATCCCACTTTCTCAGTGCTTTGTTGATGCGGCTGTTCGGATCGCGCGCGGTTTCCGCAGACGTCAGCTTCGCCTTCATGCCTTTCATCCTGCTACAGAATGAACTGCGGCGGCCTGCTGCCGTCGGGCTGCTCTTGGCTTCTTTTGCTGAGACAGGGCGCTTGATGTCGTGCCCTTGAGCGCGAAGGGACGCGCGCCCCTTCTCGTTCAAGCCGCCTTCAGGGTTTTTCCCTTCAGCGCGCGTCCAAGCACCGCCCGTCTTATAGACAGGTGTGCTTCCGCCTTTTGCCATGCACCAACGCGCCATGACATCACCCGTAGGTTTTGATGCACTCAAGGACGATTGAGTAGAAATCGCCAGATGAAGCGTCTGCTGTGCTGAACGCGATATTTCCGGTTATCGTCGGAGCGGCGTTGTTGGTGAGCCCGCCGAACTCAGAGAAGTCCATGAAATAGTTCGTGTTCTGCGGAATCCCCCACGCAAACAAGTCAGTCGTCGCATCCCAAAGAATGAGGACTTCCATGCCATGAGTGGTCGCCCAGATTTTGTTAATCTTGACGCCCGTGCAGGCCACGCCGAAAGCATTTGGCGCGAGGTTGGCCACAATCACCTTGTTGACGGCGACTTCACCCGTTCCATCAGACCTGTTCGTGAACTTCTGAATCACCAGCCGCTCGCCATCAAGCAGCGTTTGTGTCGCAACTGTATCGACCATTGATCCCTCCTAAAGGAAAGTGAGGGGGCACAAGGCCCCCTTGCTTATTAGGCGGGGACGACGCCAACTGCGGCCGTCTGCGTGGCATTGGGGCCAGCCTGCGCGCCAGTGAGGGCAATGCCGATCACGAGGCGGCGGGTGCCGTTTGCAGCGGAAGACGGAGCGTAGGTGCCGCGCACATCGCCAGTCGTAGCAGTTGCAGTTGCCGTGTCGGCAGCCACGAACGTGCCGGCATCCTGCGCGAGAGCGCCAGCCCAACCAACGCGGAAGAGATAGCCAGCATCGGTCACGCGGTAGGGCAGACCGAAGATGTCTTCGTTGCCAACCGTGAGGTTGCCAGTCAGCGCGGCAGACACGATCACTCCAGTGATGGTCTTGAAGGCCTTCTCGCCGGGCACGAGGGTCGTGCCGTTGAGAGCGATGGTTTCGGTCTGGGCCTGACCCCAGTAGTCCGTGCCGGTGACGGTGACAGTCTGGGTTGTGTCGCCGATGTCGGTGCTATCGACGTTCACAGCGCGTGCGTAGTCGAAAGTGGCAACACCGCCAGAAGCGGAAGCGCCATTGATGGTTGCCGCGCCTGCGGCAGCAATTGCCTGCGCTGCGCAAACAGCGGTAGCAGACTTGGCAGCCGGGACGGCGTCGAAAATGTAGGTGCGAGCGAGGGGGCCAACGCCTGCGTAAACGGCGCCGGGGCCTGCGTAGGAATTGAGCTGCGGGCCGAGGGCCGCGCCGAGCCAGAGATCGTCTGAGAACTGTGTCATTGGGGTCTTCTCCTTGAAAAGCTTGACCGGGTTTATCTTCACATAAAAAGAAGGGGCGGTCTAGCCGCCCCTTCCAATTGATCTTGATAGATCAGACGCCCGGAGTGCCGAAAACGGCGCGCGGGTCGGTCCAGCCGAGATCGTAACGCTCGGTGCTCTTGAAGCGCATCGAGTCTGTTTCGAAGTCGCCTTCCATGCTCTTTTCGAGCGAACGGCGCATCATCAGCTTGAGGCCTTCCGGCGCATCCGTCTCAACCCACCAAGCTGTGGTCGATGTCAGACGGGACAGGTTAGCCTGACCGCCATCCAAAAGACCCATGCTCTTCACGGGGTTGATGTCGTTGTTACCCGTGCCAGCGCGCAGGACCGACTTCAGAAGGACTTCCGCTTGGAAGACGTTCGAAGGCGACACAACGAGCTTCGTCGGGTTCAAACGGATACGCTTGCCGTTGTTGTCAACAGCGTTGCGGATCTGGATGAGGATCTGCTCCAGCGAGGTCTGCGACAGCGCAGCGGCGGTCGAGAGCTGGTTGGAGAAGGTGCCGTTGATGATCGGGTGATCAGTGGCAACCAGCGACTTGCCGTCGCCGCCCGCATACGCACCGTTGAAGGCGCGGTTGAGGACGTTGGCAGCATTGGTCTCCTTCGTCTCGACCAGCGACTGGGCGAGGTGCTTGGCGTAGGTCTGGCCGATACGGATGTGATCACCGTCTTCGACGAGAACCTTCGTCAGAGCGAAGGCAAGGCCATAGACCTTGTACTGGTAACGCTTGATGAAGAGCACGCCACCGGACTGGTAGGTGACAGCCGTGCCATCGGGCAGTTCCGGCGCAGCGCCGAAACCGAAGAGGACGGGTTCTTCATGATAGTTGCGCGGAATGCCACGCTCTTCGCGGAAAACCTGTTTCCATTCGTCTGCGCGCTGGTCGTAGACGCCGTCGAACGCTTCGTTGAGAATCGGTTCGACGATGGAACGGAAGTCCGTACTACGCATTGGAGTAGCCATGTGCGGATCTCCCTATTAGAACGGGTTCTGGGTGGAAACGAACTGGTGCTCAGAGATCTGCACCTGAACGATTGTGTAAGCATCACCGGGGGCATTACCAATGTCCGTGGCGATACCGACAACGCGGAGCTGCGCAGCCGTGCTCGACGACGTGGACGCGCTGATGGTGCAGGTCGAATAACCCAGACCATTCGAGTTCGCCACGTTCGTAAAGTCAGCCTGCTGACCGACTTCGGCCTGCGAGATCGAGCCATCGGCCTGAATCTCGTAAACGATGTAGGGGTCAGAGGTGTAGTAAGCGATGATGTCAGTCGCGCCGACGTTTGCAGGCCAGCTCGGCGAGATCACCGGGCGCTGTGCACCAGTCGGAAGATACTGACAACCAGCGAAAGCGCCAATGAGGCGTTCGCCAGCCGCTGCGACTTCAATCGTACCATTGGAACCAATCTTCACGGGCTGGCCCGTGTAGATGTCGGTGTTGTAGCCGCTAGTGATCGTACTAGCGACCGGACGGATAATGCCAGACGGGCTATAGGCCGCGCGCATACCGAAGGGAGCATTGGTCGAGGACATTCTCGATTCCTTTTGCTAGGTGAGGTTTTACCCGAATTGAGGTTCGGGCGGTGCTTCACGCATTTCACTGAAGCCATCTTCCTCGATCATGCGGCTCTTTGAACCACGCGCGCGCTCTTTCATGGAATCCATGTCCGATGTGATCCGTTCTTCCTCACGCAGAGGCGCGTCGTGGTGCGCTTCCCTCATGAGGCGGTAATAAAGACGGTCAGGCAGCTTGGCTGCGATCATCTCATTCACACCGATCAGGCCGGCGTATTCGCCGGTCTTAAGCGAGGCGTATTCCCAACCGGGGACTTCTTCGGGCTTAACCGGCTCGTACCCGAGACGGAAGCGGCCCTGAATGGGGTCACGCGGATTGGTCGTGGTCAACCAGCACACATGATAACCGGGGATTTCCGGCAGATCAGGCAATGCGCTTTGATAAAACGCATCACGAAACATCTGGACACGGTCATCATCGGAAAGCTCTCGGCTCTCTGTTACGCTGCGATCATCCATCGCGCGGCTACGGCGACCCGTGTCGGTCGTTTTCTTGAGGCGATCATCGTTACCAAGGTTCATAGCTCGCTCCTTTTCAGCGTGCAGATTTCAACTCACGATCCACTTCTGCATAACGCTTCAACATGCGTTGGCGCAGAACCGGGTCATCCCAATAGCCAGCATCCTTCATCGCTTGTACGCGCTCGGCGCTGACATAAACCTTCTTCGAGCCGGGGGCGCTCATTTCACGCCCGCCACCGACCGGCGGCCCGCGACGGCCACCTTTCGGCTGACTATAACCAGAATCTTCTTCTTCTGCAAAGCGGTGCGGAAGATACTTCGAAAGCCGGTTGTCCAACTCGTCCCAGTAGGCATCGCTCGACGGGTCAATGCCCTCTCGGGCCAACGCCGCATCGATGGTTTTCACCACCTCTGAATCGCTGTCCTTGCCATTAGGGTTGAACCACGAATTATCAGCCGCCCACTGACGAGCCTTCATCTCAACGACGCCGCCATTGGCCGGAGCCTGTTGGCGTGGCTGGTCGAAGCTTTGCTTGGTGCGGTTGATTTCGGCAGCACGGGCAAGGGCCTGATCGCGCTGGCGAAGGAGTTCGGGCACACGGCTGCCGTCGCCGATCTCGATGGCCTTAGCGAGGGCCTGCTCGGCCGCCTGCACGCCATAGAGTGCCTGATTATAGTTCTGGTCAAGGCTGCCCTTCTGGGCGGAGATGGCGTGGGTCTCGACCGCCTCAAGACGCTGCTGAAGAGCGCGGTTCTGCTCCATGAGCCACTGCATCTCTTCTTTGGTCTTGTCGCGAGCATACCGCTGGTTTTCCTTGCGGCGCTTGCGTTCCTGCCGCTTGGCTTCGCGGCGGGCTTCTTCTTCCTCGTTGCGATCATCAGAAAGTCGGGCGTCGTCTTCCTGATCTTCCTGCTGTTCCTCTACAGGCTCATCGCCTTCGATGATTTCGAATTCTTCTTCCTGCATTTCTGCTTTTTCGGTGCTGTTCATGGCGTCCTCCATTAAATCAGCGTGTCAGATTTGCGCGGGTCTCTGACTTTCATCAACATGTTGAGATCGTCAAAGAGGGCAAACTGAACCTTGCCGGGGTAGAGATCGGTTTCCTCGCAAGGAACTTCCCAGCGGATGCCGCCGTATTTGGGGACGAACACATAAGAGCCGACATCGCACCACTGGCCTTCAGTCCATGGCTCCATGGTGTTGCGGTTCTTGTAGGCCAGAGGGCCGATGGCAACCACTTTGGCAACACAGGTGTTGTCAAGCTCGGTCTTGGTTGTGTTTTCGACAAGATAGATGCTGCCCTTTTTCTGTTTAGGGCGGCGGATTTGAACCAAAACGCGGGAACCAAAGGGCTCTCCATTTGGATCAACGACTGGGAAGATGTCTTCGTCATTCCCCGTATGCTGCTCTGACACGATGGCGTTTGTCATGCCGTTCGTCCTCTTCACCTTGTGCCAAGGTCTCCTCAATGACCGCAATAGCGCGGCCCAGACCGGCGTAGATCCCTGCCCTGCGCCCGTACTCGAATATCGAGCCGTCGCCGGGCTGCTCCATAGTTTCGTGGGCTACCCGAGATTGCTCTTCGAGTAGCCGCTTGATGATGATTTCAATCATATAGAAGCCTTGTCAATGGTTATTTTTTCCCATTGAAGGACATAAGTCCTGACTTCTTGCCCTTGTCGCTCATGCCCGAAAGATTCTTGTGGATGCCGTAGGGCTTGTGCGGCTTGACCATGTCGCCCGTCATGTTCTTCGACGAACCGGCAGGCGCGTCGTTGACGGGAAGCCCCATGGCGAGGCGCTTATGCTGGGGGAGGAGGCTATTGTCCATTGTTCACCTATGGGTTGATGCCACGGCCTGTTGAATAAGGTGTCTTAATGCCCTGCTCGGCCTCAAACACGGCAAGTTCCTTCGCGGTCATGTTGTCTTCGCGATTCATAGCTATCTTGGCTGCGATCTCGGCCTGCTTCTCTTGCTGCTTGATCACATCAAGCTGCGCTTCTCGGTCGAGGCGGGCCTGATCAATAGCAAGCTTGCCCTGATCGTATGCCGCCTTGCGCTGCGTCTCTGCCTGCAAGAGTTCCGACGGATCGACTGGCTGCTTCGGACCAAGCTGGGACATGACTTGCATGGCCTTCTGGATGACAGGCGGCACGCCAGAGAGCGTGCTCTGGATCTCGGGCATGAACCGCTGCGACGCCATTGCCAGCGTCTTGTCGAGTTCTGCCGACACCATCTCGTCCTTCTTCTCAAGGAAGATGTCGAGCGGCACGCCAACAGCCGCGCTCGTACCCTCATACATGCTGAGAGAGTACCAGTACGCCATGTGCTCTTTGATGTGCTGCAATACGCCCGGAATGAAGACAGGCCCGATCAGCGGGTTCATGCCGAACATTGGGCTCTGCAAATAATCCAGATGCACTTGCAGATGCGCCAGATGGTCCTGCATCGGGAATGCAGCAACCGGGCGGCCGAGCGTCAGCGCGAGGTTCTCGTTGACCGCGTTCAGCTCAATCGGCTCTGGCTGCTTCTTCAAGAGCGACTTGTAGTCTGGCACCTTAAGCTGCGACAGGATCAGCTCTTCGACCTTGTAGGAGTCGTAGATGTTTGGCTGCGCGGCAGCGCGCTGTGCAACAGCCTGCACCTGCGCAAAACGCTGCGCCTCGGAGAAGATGTTCGGATCCGAAACCGGAATGACGTCCATCGGGCCTCGGAAATCCTCGGCCTTGCACATCTCTTCGCCAGTGACCTTCTCGATATATTCATCGGTCAGGTTGTTTTTGTTCAGGCGATGCAGAACGCGCAGCGTCATCTGCATGGAATTGTGCAAACGAGCATGAATGGCCGAGAAGACCGTCATGCCCTGTTCCATCAATGCCAGCGTTGTGCCGACAGGCTGGTTCGGGTTCTGGTCCTGCATCTTCTCAAAGGTGGTGCGGACAACGCCACGAGCGGCGTCGGTCACAAAACCAAGCAGAGAGAAAAGCACCGCGTTCGGCGGGTTAAATGGCACAGGCATCGCGATCTTGCGGATGTCATCGACACCAACGCCGCCTTCGATCTCTGTGACCTGCGTCGGCTCAATGCGGTCAGACTGACCACCCCGCGAGCCACCCTTCAGCTTCAGCATGCCGGGGAAATTGTTGATGTGAGCCGAATCCAGCAACGCGCGCAACGCGCCCGTCGCTGCCGCCGACAAGCTGCCGATCATGTGCGGCAAGCCAATCGGATAGGCGCCGCGCCATGGCACGAACGGATATTCAATGATGTGGATCAGTTCTTCCTGATTTTCATCATCGGGATCCCAGTTGCGATAGATCGCAAGGATCTCTTTCGTAGTGTGGTCGATGGTGACGATGTAAGGCGCGAGGCCGAAATTGTCTTCGAAGTCGAGATAGCAGTAGATCTCGAAAACAGTGCGCAGCCCGTCTTCGTTATAAGACGTCTGCTCGCGGCCTTCGATCTTGTTGTTGGCCTTCTGCGGGCCTGTCAGTTCTGGCTCTTGCGGCGCGACGAGGTTGATGTCGCGATACATGCCAGTGCCGACACGCTTTTCGAATTCCATCTTGGTGATGTACTGCACATGCGTCTTGCGCTCGGCGCTGTAGAAGCTTGTGGCGCTGTAAGGCAGGTAGACATCGTCAATCGGGATGAACAACGCGGTCGGGCGGTTCTTTTGCTCGTCCCAGATCAGCTTGAGATACTGCGCGCCGCCCAATGGCACCTGCGTCAGAAGCTGTTCCATCTCTGGCCGGAATTCAGTCATCTGGTGCGTGAGCTGCCAGTTCATAAAGCTTTTGACGCGCTTGGCCTTCTCCAGCTTTTCAATCGTAATGTCGCCGGGGATTTGTTCTTTGACCGGGCCATTGGCCGGCAAGATCTCTTTGCCAACGCGGGAAGAGAAATCGACGCAAGCTTCGGTCAGCATCGGGTGCACGACCTTGCTTGCGCCTTGGAAGTTGGCGCCGCCGGGCGCATCATCGCCGAGGCCGGTGCGACGGAGGCCCTCCTCATACTGCTTATCGCGCAGTGATCGAGCTTCTTTGTCACGCTCGATGAATTCAAGGAGTTGCGACGAGACCGTCATGCGGTCGAACGTCGGCATATCCTCGGCGAGATTGGAATAAAATTCCGCTTTTTCGGCTTCTTCGGGCTGGTCGAGCGTCACAATGGCCGAGCCGTCGTCGTTTTCCTCGACTTCAAGCTCGTCCTGTTCCATCTCGACTTCTTGACCCAGATCTTCGTCTTCCATGGATTAACCCTTAAGCGCGGAGAGCGGCGGCAAGCCGAGAGAATACCCTAAATTCGGGTTTTGCGATATCGGAGCGGCCACAGGCGTAGCATTGACGTTGTAAGTAGCCAAGTTTGGGCTATCTGGCGTCAGTGTCGGTGCGGCCGCAGCGGGCGCAAATGCCATTGGTGAGGCATGCGGGGCATCAGAGCCAAACATGTCAGACGGAGCCATTGCCGGCGGCGCGGCAACCGCTCCAACAGGCCCTTGCCCATCGGTGTAGGCCATTGTCGGGGACGCCGCCACGGTCGGCTGCACGGGAGGCGTGGGAGACGCCACCAGCCCGCCGTTGGCAAAGTACGCATCGGCATCGAAATAGCCGCCACGCGCCGCCGCAGGCTTGTAGAACGACGATTCATTACCGTACCCGTAGAGCAGATAATTCAGTTCTGGAATGCTGATTGACCGGCCCGTTTCCTTTGCAATAGCGGCAGCAATAGCAGCCGGCGACACTGGGCCTTGCGCTTGTGTTGTAACGCCTAAAGATGCAAGGGCAGACGGCTTTGCTGCCGAAGACCCGTCACCGCCGAGACCATCAAGAGCGCCACCCGCTGGCTCATCACCAGATGTAATTTCGTAACCCGTCGAAGACATCGCCGTCAGAGGGCCATAACTTGTCGAAGACATGGCTGTCGGCGGCCCGTAACTCGTCGAAGACATGGCTGTCGGACCAGATGGTGTATTGCTCGCCATGGTCGGGACTGAAATATCAAGCGCCGGCCCAAGAGTTGGGGCCGCAGCCACCGTTGGGGCCGCAGTTGCCAGTGGGTTACTGGCTGCAACCTGCTGTACGGCCTCTTGAACCGAGACACCTTTTTCTACGAGCGCCTGCACTTCAGCAATCATCTGAGGCGAGACAGTCGGGTTTTCTTGCACAGCCGTCTGCACTGGATCTGCGGCCTTCATGGCTGCTGCAAGCGTTGCAAGCGCGGCCGGATCGGTCGCGGGCGTCACATCTACAAGCGCCTCGGCCTGTTGCTGGGCAGCGGCCTGTGCTTGCTGCTCATCTAACGCCGCGTAATAGGACGGGATGTCATAGGCTTGGAGTTCATTGCCCATGTTCGGCTGCAAATCCGTGCCAAGCAGACCTTCTAGGTTGCTGCCCATAGCCTCCTGACCAATGTTACTGCCGACTGGCCCAGACACGCCAAACACGCCAGACTGTGTAGCCCCGAGCGCGGCGCCAAGAGCGTCGCTGGCTTGCTGGTTCCCGGTCATAGCGCCCCAGCCACCAATCGCGTCCCCGAGAGAGCCGCCGGCATTGGTTCCAAAACCGCCCATCTGGCCGCTGGTCGAAGATTCGCTCCAGCCGCCGATGGCGTCGCCTAAAGACCCGCCCCAGCCTTCGCCGCTGGTTCCGAACCCGCCGCTACCATCGCCGTCGTCGTTGCCGCTCCAGCCGCCGCCGGTGTTGCCTTCGCTGGTGCTGCCGCCAACATCGCTGCTGCCGGTCCACCCGCCAACATCGCTGCTGCCGCTGTCATTACTGCCAAAGCCGCCGCTGCCATCGCCGTCGTTATTGCCGCCCCAGCCGCCGCCTAAGCCGCCTTCACCCTCACCCTCACCTTCACCCTCACCTTCGCCGCCACCGCCGCCTTCGCCTTCACCGCCGCCGCCGCCGCCTTCACCTTCGTCAAACATGGGTGCAGACGTGCGGGCGTTCAGCTTGTTCTTGCCAGAGCCGACGACAAAGCGATCAAAGTCAATCCCAGCCTTTTCAAAGGCTTGGCGCAAGGTTTTAACGAGTTCTGGGTTTTTCTTTTGCAGATCAAGCGGAAGGACGATTTCACCCGTCGCAAGGTGACCAACGGTGTCATCGCGGCCTTGTCCAAGACCTGCGGCCACTTTAAGTGCCTTGCGAATGGGTTTCTCAGTCATGTCTTATCGCCCACATTTTGTTGTCAAAGGCGTACACGAACAGCATATCCCCGTCCGACACCACCTCGTTCGTCAATCTCTCTGGAAACTGGAGCCGAACGAGGACATGTAAGGTGATGGGGTCTATTCCAAAAAGCTCACCTTTAGACGTTCCAAAATACACCAATCCCTTGATAAAGGAAGGGGACGAGTGGACCTTCTCACCCACGTCCAAGGC